CGAGGTGATACTCCTCTTGGCAGAACTGTGCATTTTAAAGATGCCGATGGTGAATATATAAACATTACTGGATACAAAGTTTGGTATACCATAAGAGAAAAACCCGCCACCTCGATTACTAAGAATGATGCCGATGCAATAATTCATAAAGAAATTGATGGCGATGCTACTGGCATAGTCACATTTTCGCTGTCTAGTGACGATACCGATATACCTGTTGGGACTTATTATTATGATTTCCAGTATAAAAAGCCTGACGGAGTTATAAAGACTTTAGGAATTGGAGAATTTGTCATTCTTGCAGAAGCAACAAGGAGTCGATAATGGATGATATTTTTGTAACTATTACTGAGGGGACTGATGACACTTTCGTGACTTTACAAGAAGGTTCAGACGACATTGTTTTAACTATAGAAGATGTCTATATCCTGCCTACAGCTAGTGCCACTATTAAGGGTGGTATCAGGATTGGGTCAGGTTTAAGCGTAGATGGTGATGTGCTTAGTACTGTTACTCAAGTCCAATCTGATTTTGCCCAAACTGACAGCGATGAACCTGATTTCATAAAAAATAAGCCGAGCATACCTACCGAGACAAGTGATTTAATTAATGATAGCGGGTTTATCACCATAGAGGATTTAGGACCTTACGCTACGACATCAGGTTTGACTATAGCTTTGGCTAGTAAATCAGACACAACCCATAACCACTCTTTAGCTAATTTGACCGAAAAAAGTTACAACAGTTTGACGGATAGACCTGTCATCCCTGATGAATTAAAGGACTTAACGGATGATACAACTCACAGAACAGTGACGGACACCGAAAAAACAACCTGGAATAATAAATTAGGTTCGTTTACAGAGACAGACCCAGTTTTTATTTCAAGCCCAGCCAATAGTATCACATCCGAGAATGTAGCAGTTTTAAATAATACCTCTGGTACGAATACAGGCGATCAAGATTTAAGCGGTTATGCTACAACCTCAAGCTTGACCAACGGATTAGCAAGTAAGGTTGACAAAGTAACTGGCAAGGGATTAAGTGCAGAGGATTACACAACTGCTGAAAAAAATAAATTATCGGGCATAGCAGAGAATGCTAATAACTATGTTTTACCTTCTGATGTCGTACAAGACAGCTCTTATGTACATACTGACAACAATTTTACGGATGATGAGCAATCTAAGCTCACAGGACTAGACCCTGCTGATTATGAACCAGCAAATGTGAATATACAATCGCATATAAGCTCCACCAGTAATCCTCATAGCGTTACCTCTGTGCAGGTGGGGTTGGGAAGTTGTGACAATACATCAGATTTGAACAAGCCTATCAGTACAGCGGTACAAACAGAGTTAAATAGATTGAAAAATTTCAGCATAGCAATGGCGGTGGCATTATGAAGAAACAACTAACAAATTATACATTTAACCCAATGGCTAAAACTATCACAGTATTGGGCAGTGGAAGTTATAATCTTGATCAACTTTTATTGATAACAAATGTTACCAGCAATGTAATCATTTATAATTTTGCAGAACCTTCTCTTGGGGCTACTTTGGTTAATAACGTGATAACACTAGATCACAATACAACGTCTATGAGTGCAAGCGATTCATTACAGATATTTGTCGAAGTGCAAGACAATTCAGATTTTTTATTGGGCCTTACGTTTCAGATAAGCCAATTGATAGAAACTGTAAAATCATTAGCCCATGTAGATACTCAAAACAGGCAAAGAGTAGCAGTAGATACTATGCCAACTACGAGCATTACTGGAACGGTAGGATTATCAACAGGAGCTCAAGTGCAACAAGTTTACCAAGACCAACAAGCTTTAGGCATTCTGCTTGGCGATACTTCAAGAAAAAATTTAACGTTTTAATATAAGTTAGGAGACACTCATGACATTCGTGAATAACAACAAATTACAGTATGATATGCCAATTTGGTTGCCACAAGCACCATTGGCAGGTAATACAACAGGGACAACAGCTACTTGTACAGCAGACGATGGCTCTAATCCAGCTCTTTATTATAATATCGGTACTGCGTTTTATAGATGGTGTTCAAGAACGAACGGACATCAACAATTGGCTTCATTACCTGTAGCCCCAGTAACTTCAATTGCTTTAAAATATAATAAATATGCAGGATATAGAGGTAATTGTCTTGGGGGTGGAGTTAATACAATAAAATTAGCCCCATTCAACCCTTCTTTACTTGTTGGCAAAACTATTAGAATAACAGCAGGAACTGGAGTGGGTCAGGAAAGAACAATCTCCAGTACTGGAGTATTGAATATATACGATAAAGGGCTGTTAACTGCAGTATCAACCACTGGTCTTACTGATGCAACTAAAAAGTGGAAAATAAACGAGTGGGTAGGGTATCAGGCTAAAATAATTTATGGTACAGGGCAAACTACAGTCAGGAGAGTTATTTATAATGATGCCACAACTTTATGGTTTCAAGACCCAAACTATCAACAATTAGAACCTTGGCAAAACACCCAATTATATACTGCTACTCCTTATGCGTTACCAGTTATTACAGCAGGTTCTCAAGGTCATTATAGTATTGAGTCCTGCAATGTAACAGTAGATACGAACTGGACTGTTCAGCCTAATGCCACGTCTAGTTTTGCTATACTTACAGGCGGTATCTTCTCTCTGACAGCAGTTACTGCTTCGCCTTATTCGGGGCTATATTACTATGATGTATTGTCAGACACTTGGACTTATAGAACTGCTTTAGGTGGCTTATTGCCATCTGCTTTGGCAGGAGATTTCTCCATTGAAAGAACAGGTGAAACAGGAGGGGCATTTTTATCGGGAACTACCACCTCGGCAACGTCTACATCTTTAACAGTAGCAACTGCAACTCCATCTATATCAGCAGTTGATAGATATACAAATTATCAAATTAGAATAACAGGTGGTACTGGCATGGGTCAAAGAAGAAGGATTTTAACAAATACAGCCAGTGTAATAAATATAGCTAATCCTTGGACTACTACCCCAGATAGCACTTCTATATTCTCAATTTATGGTAATACAGACATAATTTACTTGTCAGGGAACAACCAATCCTCACTATATCAGTTTAATGTCGAGCAAGATTTCTGGACACCTTCACACGCTCATACAATAGGGATATGCAGAAATGGCTCTGCTACTTTTGGTGGTCAAGAAGGAATAGGTATCACGTCAATAGCTAGAAATACTAACGGAGTTACAGCCATAAATACTACTCCAGTAAACGGTGGCTCTAATTATACTGTTGGTGATGTATTAACTTTATCTACTGGTGGCAGTTTGGGTAAAGTAAAAGTTCTTAGCGTTTCGATAACTGGGGCGGTAACTTCTGTAATGCTTTATAGGTGCGGTTCGGGATATTCGGTAACAACTTCATCTACGACTGACGGTACAGGCACTTTATGTACTATTGGAATAACCTCCGTAGGTGTTATTGGTCGTGCAACTACAGCAATGAACCATAACTTGGCAATAGGAGATAGTTTTGTTTGCTCTGGAGCTACTAATGGTGATTGGAACAATACTTTTACAATTCTAGGATGTGACGGATTAACGACTTTCGAAGTAGCTACCACAGCTACTTCGGCTTGGGCGGCTATTGCTTCTCAATCTACAACTGTCATAGTTGATAGTACGCAAAATTGGGTCGATAGTGAGCATATTGGTAGACTTGTGGTATTGCAAGTGGCAGGAACTGCCCCAACAACCCAAATAAGAAGAATAATAGGAAATACAGCCACAACATTAACAGTAACTACTATAACAGCAGGTGTGAATGGTACATCAAGATACGCTATATGTGAGCCACAACTATTAGGTAAAGCAGTACAATTCCCAGCAGATGGCAAAGGTGGGGCAGGGTATGCTACAGGTGGCTCAACTACTACTTTGACAGACTCTACAAAATCTTGGACACCTAACCAATGGGCTGGTGCCAGATTTAGAATATTAAGTGGGACAGGCATAAATAATGAAGTAGCAATAGTGTCTAATACCGAAACTACGCTAGCTTATGCTGTGCAGACATTCACCCCAGATGCTACCACGAAATATTTAGTAATGGATACTTTTGGGATTGCTACAGCAGGTTCAACCACCACTTTAACAGATACTACTAAAAAGTGGATAGTAAACCAATGGGCAGGTAGAAAGTTGAAAATAATAGGTGGTACAGGACAAAGTCAAGAACTTATTATTACGTCTAATACTGCCACAGCCCTAACATTTGCTACTGCAACTGCACCAGATACAACAAGTTATTATTGTATTTTAGAGTCTCAGTCTAGAGGTGTTGGGTCTGCTATATCTTGGGTTTTTGGCAATACAGATGCTACAAATTTAACCCAAGGAAAATATTTAACCTGTTTCTTTGGTGGTGCTACAAACTTATTAGGCAGATACAATATTTCTACCGAATTATGGGATATAACACAAGTAACATCACCGCAAGGTGAATTATTAACCACAGGTTCAAGTTATGCTTACGGTGGCAAAGACAGAATATATTATTCCGTAAACTCCACTGGTCGTACTGGATATATAAATGTCAACACCTTGAAAAACTATGTATATGCACAAATTATGCAATTGCCGATAGGTGCAGCGATAACTGGCAATAGACTTGAAGTTATAACAACCACGGACGGAATTGATTTACTCGTCCTCTCGGACAATACAGGTGCTAGGCTTTGGAAGTCAATGGTACTATTTTGCACTGATTAATGGAGAAAACGAATGGATATTCAAGAATTAAAAACAATATTAAGTAATTATTTAGCTGAACTGGAAAAGCAAAAACAGCACTATACTTTTATAGGGGATGTTGCAAAAGTTTTGCAAATAGATATTGCTATCCAGGAAACTAATATAACTCTTTCATCTATAGACTGATGACCTATCGGACTACCTTAAAACCCTAAAAGCCCTACCGCCTCTTTTTTTAATCGCAGAAGAAACAAGCTCGATGGAAATATCTTTTCGGCATCCACTCATGTAGAGTGGACCTTTTAAACCCCAGTCATTTAAAACTTTGACTGTTTCTATCCTTAAATTTTCATGTCTCTCAGTTATAAAAAACAGCGGATACATTTGCTTTTGCAGTTCCAACGCTTCCTTTATTCCTTCTGGGCGGATTACTTGCTCATGTATTCTTTTGCTTATATATTCACCACGTTTACCATTTGGGCAATTTTTGACATAGATATCAGCCTTCTTTTCGAGGTGAGCCATGTCTATTATAAATGTGTCAAAATCGACTATTATTATTGATTTTATCCGCTCAATGTACATAAAATAGCAAATTATGCAGAATGTTGTAAAAAATCCTATAAGACCCATAATTAAATCTGATATCATTTAAGCCCCCTCGCTGTAATCTGTAAGCCATTTCATTTCGAGAGCCTTGTCAATATCAACAAGATGTCCAAACTCTTCAAGAAATCGCTCCTGTACGTCGTTAAATCCGTTAATATATTCTTCTCTTAAATCCGCCATGCACGAAAAAAGTTCTTGGGCGGTTTCAGTTGCAACATCTCCTGCCTTGTCATTATCCATCAGAACTCCTACTGTCTTGAATTTTCTCCAGTTTATTTTTTGCAGACAGTTTTCCGTATTTATAGAGCCAGTGCCATTTTGTAAAGTGAAGATTGTTGTTCTGTCTAAAAGCTCTCTGTCAGTCAATTTCAGTATCTGGACTAAGTTATAAGCATCCTTATAGCCCTCGCAAATAATGCCATTGTCTGCCCTAAAAACATATCTTGCAACACAAATCCCAATGTCATAACCACTTATTCTTCGGATAGTTTTTTCGCCTCCAATCTCTCTGTACTCCGCCCCATTATCCTCAATAAGCATATTGTCAAGCGGGTCTTTGCCGGCCGCCCTCGAAGGGAATACAAGTTTATCCTTGGTGCCATCAAAACCTATAAAACATTCACAAGCTGTCATTGGCATTATTGAGTGTTTTTCGTAAAGTTTTTTGAGTAGGGTTTTATCAGAGAGCAGTCTTTCGTTACACTTAATATAGTATTCCGCTAAATTTTCTCTAGCAATCTCTTTTTCTTTGACAGGCTTTTGCACTTCTTCGACAGGTTCTTGCCTTTGGAACTCATAAGATTGTTGCTGCGGTTGATTACCTTTTCTAACTTCAAATCTTCTTCTTGCTATAATCCCTGTTACTTCTTCCGCAAAATCGCAAGCAAAGCAGTGAAGCACATTTTTAGTACGGTTAAATTTAAGGTTGTCGCCTTTTTTGTCGCCACCAGGGCATGCAGGACAGCGGTAGACCAATTCGTGACCTTGTACCTTGTAACTAGAGCCAAGAACAGCTATAACTTCCTCCTCTGTTATCGGGCAATCATCAAAATCCATTTTCCAGTCCTCTCGAAACACTAAGCATACTTATAAACCTTTCTCAATTTAGCCACCATAAATCTTGAACAAACACCTCTTGATAAGGCATTGTTTATCGAAGCTACACTTATCCCCGTGCTTTTTGATAATCCAGATCGGGAGATACCCTCTTTTTCGCAAATCATATCTATCGGATTTTTTGGCTTGATTAAAAAAGCTGTGCTTAAATTGCCCATCTTAGCCGTTCCTAAGGCGGTATCTGCCATTTGCTGAGGGCTTGGTGCAAAATCACCTACAAAAGCTTTGTATATCTTTAAAAACAATTCTGGCTTGCTCTCGATGTTGCTCACGTCAACATAATCTACATCAGGAATAATATTCAAGGCTTTAGCCATATTTTCGAGAGTGCCTTTTCTCACAAAATTAAAGTTTTTGTCGTAAATAGCACAAATTTTGATGACTTCTTCCTCGCAATCAGAGAAGCTAATTCCTGCCACATCCTCATGTCCTGCTGATTGACATGGGCATAATTTTGTATAAATTACGAAGTAATACTTTCCTTTAATGAGGTAATCATTTTTTGCTTCAATGCTCAGGTTGCCAAAAAAAGTCTCAACATTTTTTGATTCTATTATTTCAAACTCTTCTATTATTGAAATTTCTTCTAAAAGTCCTTTGGCTTCTCGCTCATTTGCTAACGCTATTCTCATATCTTTTCTCCATTTCTTATGTTATTATAACTTATTTTTTGTTAGCTTCGTGGACTTTTAAAGTAACCCTTGTTCTAAAATATGGGCATGCCATCCTTGTAGATTGACTATTCTATCCATTAAGCTTTCTCTTAAAATCCTAACCCAGTCTATTCTAGCTCCGCCATTGCCCCATTTCGGATAGTCACAAACGACCAGATAGCAGAACTGCAAATTGTCGTCCAAGCAGAAATAATGAATTATTTGGAGCCATGTCGTATCGGGAATAATCATATTTTGCAAATCATAAAGCCCTGAACTGGTCGACTTGCACTCACAAAAACCGCTCATGCCTTCCTCGAAAGCCAAGGCATCAAAACTTCCTGCAATTCTCTCATCTTTGCTAGAGTACCATAGAGCATGCCCCTTTGTCGGGCAAACTAAGGTTTGCTTTGAAATAGCAGGCAAGTGTCTAAAAATTGTCAAAATACTTTCTTCGCAGCTTACTCCAAAATTCACAGCAGGGTTTTTGTCCATTTGCTCTTGAGTTTTTGGGGCATAATTGCTTTCAATACCTACATACTTGCCAACAGTAGTGCCAGTGANACACGACTTGCGTGCCTCTAGCCACTCTTCTTTCGTAAGGAACTCTGCTTTACGCATTAGTCGTACAAAGCCTCAATNCTTTGCTTCCCTACTTTTTGCGGTGTTGGTTCTTCNGTNTTCAATGCTTCTTGCACCACTTCTTTAGNCGTAACCTTGGGAGGTTCAACCGCAGGCGGAGGTGTGATTTTTGGCGGAGAAGGAGGCAATGGTGGTGGAGTTGCGACAGGCTCTTTAGGTGCCTCAACTATATTGGTATCACCTTCAGGTGGCAAATTAAATGCTACCTCGACCTCCTTGATTATCTCCTCAGTCGTCATTTTATCTTCTTCCCTGTCGTCCTTGATAGCTTCCGCTTGAACAGGAGGGGCGACAGGTGGTGGTGGAACAATAACTTTTTCTGTCATAGGTGGTGCAGGAATTGACGGAGCAGGAATTCCCCTTGCAGTGGTATAGTCAGCATCGCCAACTACTGAAACGCTTTCCTTGCTATTATCTTCTATCTTGTACAACATCATGGCTAAACGTCTGTTGAAATAAGTCATGGCGGCTCCAACTTGTTGGGCTTCACTCGCAGCCATTTTTCTTGGGACTTCAAAAGGGCATTCAGTACCTTTGATTTCTCCAGTAGGGATGTCTATTACGTTATAGAAACACATGCCTCTTTGTTCATCAATTTTAAATTCTGAAAAAAGCTCGTGCAGTAATTCCTGCTCAAGGCAAAAGTCAATAATCTGTTGAGGCTTATAATAGTCGTATTTGGCCCCTCCTCCAGCCTTGCCAGCCCCTTCTTTTGAAAGCTGAGTTTCTCCCCATGCTTTTCTTATACAGTTAATTTTTTGAAGCAAATTCAAGTCTCGCTCATTTTCTTCAATTTTTTCAACTTTTTTGGTCATTTTATTCTCCTTTTAGTTCTAAACTATNTCCCAATCAACTACAAGTCCATCAAGGAAAGCTTGCAAAGCTTTAACTTTGGACTGAGGTAATTGGTTTATCTTCATAGTCAAATCGACTTTTTTCTCAAATGTGATGGCTGGCTGTATAGCTTCTGTTGCCATCATGGCTTTTATTTCCGACTCGCTTTTATATCTTTGCTGATGTTCATCTATTGCCGCAGTCAGCTTTAAACCGTTGCTGAAATATATTGCGATAATAGCTTCACTATCGTCAGTATTTCTATTGATAAAATTTAAGTCAGAGGTTTTTGCTTCAGCCCAATCTTTGAGTTGCTTCTCTATAATAGTAAGTGTCGTAGTTTTATTTGCCATACTTGGCTCAAAAAACATTTCGAATTTTAATAAATTTTTGAAAGGACATGCCTCTAATGTAAAGTTGAAGAGTTGGGTTATTGTAGAGATTTTTTGCTCTCTTTCCTGCTCCTCGAGAGTCTTGACCTTGGCTTTTATGTCAGATATACCGCTTACGCAAAGTTGCTCTAATTCCTTACATTGCTCAATACAGGGGTTAATATATTCGAGAAATCTCGCAGTTTCATCAATTCTAAATCTACCTATGCGGTCTTTAACCTTATTGATTTCAGCTATACCTGTTTTGACATCTTTTTCGTTGTCCTTGTTGAGTTCAGTTATAGCATTTAACTTATTAATTCTGGTCAATAGCTCATCTTTAACCAAACTATATTCACTCAAGACTGGGACTTGTGGCAATAGTTTTTTAGTTTCTTCCATTTTATTATGTCCTTATTTTTGTATCTTAATGTATTATAACATAAAATATTTAATTTAGTGGACTAATTGTTTTTAAGATTGTCCATTTGGGAGTTTATGCTTGAGAGTTTGACATCAATAGCCTTTACTTTGAGCATTAGGTCATATTTTTGGTCAAGAAGTTCATGTTTCTCCTTGTTTAAAAGCTTCATTTTCCCTACTCGATATGCGATAGGGTCGATTTCTTGCTTCATTTCAGCAGAATAGTAATCGGCAAGATCGCCATTTCTCATAGCTTTCCATCTTAGTTCTTCAGTCATTGAATTTCTCCTTTATTTGCTTACCCTTTCAAAAACATCAGCACACAGCTTGCCTATTTTACTGTCGATTAAATTAATTTCAGGCAGAAGCTTTTCAACTTCCTTATTGCCTTCCATTAAATTAGACATAAATTCTATGGCTATATTTTGCTTGTCTATTTTATGTAATCTTTCGCTATCTAGTTTATATACTTTCATTATATCTTCCTCGTTTTAATTAATGCGCCTATGCTTAAACAGCATAACCCAAAAGCTAAAACAAAAACAGTTTTTAATCTCGTTATTCTTATTTTGTTTCCTCTTTCCAAAGGTCGTAGAATCAGGCTTCGGGGGATAACTCACTATTGGTCTTATTTTCATAAATTCTCCTTTAGCTCATTAGATTATAAAGGTTCACGAAGGCTCTGTTGTATGGATCTTTCAGTTGGCTTAAAAAAGCTTTTGCCTTCCGTAGCTTCTTACCGTAGTACCTTAAGGCTCCCAACTTTGGGTCATATTTTGTACAAATGGTATGAAAAACATACCAGCAATTTGCCTTTTTAGCGGTAGTAGTTAGAGGGTATGGATATCTAACAGAAGAATAGTCTTTGTCAGTTTTAAATATAGGGCTTCCATCTTCTCTGAGTCCATAGCACCATTTCTTTTCAGGTCGACCTGAAACCATTTTGCCTGTTGGTTCTGTTCTTATTATACATGGTAATCCTACAAACTCGTGGACTAAATCATGCAATTCTCTTTGTACGGACTTTAATTTTATCAATCTCTCGAAATCTTTTTTAGCTTTAGCCGTTCCGCCTCCGCTTCCCCCATCATCTTGAACCTTTAAAATATATCCACATTCAGGACATTCATTCTCTGCAATATCAAAAACAGTTCCGCATGCTGGGCATTCTATTTGGTCAAATTCTTCTTGAGAAGCTTTTTCTGGAGCATGGACGTAAGACTGAATAGCATCGACCTCAAGATGGCGAAAGCTGTTCCCAACAAAATCAATAAACAAGCATTCAGTTTTACCGATTTCAGGGCACAGCCTTAACCCTCTACCGAGGCATTGTATGTGCCTTCTGAGTATTTTAGTAGGATTAAGCGACATTATGCACTCAATGCTCGGCTCGTCAAACCCTGCGACATAAAGCCCGACGTTAAATAACACCTCTATATCGCCATTCTTGTAGTCAATAAGAGTTCGCTCTCTCTCCGCTTCCGATATTTCAGCAGAAACAGCTTTTGCCCTTACTCCGTTCATTCTGAAAAATCTTGCATAATGCTCGGCAGATTTAACAGTAGAACAAAAAGCAAGCGTTTTCTTGCTTCTTGCATGCTCTGCCCAAAGGCTGAAAACTTTATCAACTTTTTCTGTATCAACCACAATGTCGTCGATAGCTCCAGAGTCATAGTCACCAGTGCTTGTTACTTTTACCTTCGAGAAGTCAAACAAATCAATCGTCAAATGCCTTGGTCTAGCCAAATAACCTTGCTCTATAAGTTCTCTTATGTCTGTACCGAGAATAAATTCTTCAAAACCTTCTAACAGATACCCTTTCATGCACCATGGGGTGGCAGTGACCCCAACCAAAACACAATCATCGCTGCTTAGGTCTTTTATCTTCTGTAATGAAGCTCCTGAAGCATATTGATGGATTTCATCGCAATAAATTACATTAAATTGCTCAAGCCATTTTTGGTAATTTTCAGACTTTAGTCTTGATCTTAAAGTCTGAAGCATAGCGACTGTTACATTTTCAGGACGGAAAATATTTGGAGACAAGACTCCAAAAGGCACTTGGCTAGTTCCCCATCTAGCTGTTTGTTTCAAAAGTTCAACCCTGTCGACGACAATTAAAGTTTTATAACCTATTTTCGAGGATTTTATAGCAAAGTCCGCCATGCAAACCGTCTTACCGGCTCCTGTCGGAAGTGAATATAGGACTGTCTTTTTGCCTACCCCGATAGCCTTTGCAAGTTTTTTATTTGCATTTGTCTGATAATCCCTAAGTTGCAGAGTCAAATTTATTTACCTCGTTGCCAAAACTATCAAATCCTGTCCTGCCCTCCCTAGCAAATACGCTTATTTTTTTCAATTCAGGGTACATAAGGCCAATTCTTCTGTAAACCTCGTCAGGTTTCCTGCTATGTTCCCTAATAGGCTCTGCTATAATTTGGCTTATTAACTTTTGGCTTGGTTTGAACTTTCCGCCATTCTTGCCTTTAATGCCGAGCAAAACTATTTCTGAATTACTGCCCGAATAGTAGCCTGGGTTAATCCTATAACTTCCGTCTTTATTTATTTTAATCCATACAAAAGCCGTAGTCTTGCACTTAAAGCCCCATGATTTCATTAATTCGATGGCGAAATCTAGCCGAGGCATGGTAGCCCACATAAACATGATGCAGTTATCAGAGGCAAGTTCATTAATAGTATCTTTAAAATCTAAAAGCTCCTTGTCCTTCATCAACGGGTAATGCTTTGCAGCTCCACCACCGAATTTTGTCTGCCCTTTAGAAAAGCCGTAAGCCCCTTCTCTTGAATTGTAGAACCATGGTGGGTCTATCTCAATCAAGTCATATTTCATGGCTTGAACGGCTCCGTATAACTGAAACCTTCTGTTTCCTTAGTAGCTATTGCCATGTGCATCCTGCAAAGAGCATGCTCAAGGTGG